CATCATTTTAGCATCATCATTCATTTCTTTTTTAACATCTTTATATTTTTCTAAATATATACGTCTTAATGCGGTACAACCAATATTCATATTTATTTTATCTTGAAACCATTTTATAATTAATGATGAATATTCATTTTTTTGATATGGTTTTTTATTTTGTTTTATAATTAAATATTTTGGCATAGGATCATTATTTTTTTTAAAAAGAGTCACTCTTTTTTTTATTAATTGATTAAATAAATTCTTCATTTGTTTATCTAATTTATGAATATTTTGCCCGTATGAAGAACTAGTTTTATAATCATTTAATATAATAGTTCCATTATCCATATTATAATAATTATTATCATTATTCTTTTTTTGCTTTTCAGTTGATATAATAAATGTAGGAACATCAGCTCGTAATGGATATTTTTGATGAAACTTTAAAATAATAAACATTTGAAATTCATTTAATTCTTTTTTAGTAAGTTCTTTTTTACTTTTATATTTTTTAAATTTTATTAATTTCTCAAATTCATCAATAGTTTCATCAAGTTGTTTTTTACTACAAATATCTTCATTGGTTCTATTTTTAATATCTTTTACATATTTAGCATTAAAATTATCTCTAATGTCTGTATATTTTAAAATAACTTCATCAGCATCTTTAGTATCTTCAGTAGATAAAGCAACAATAACAGCATTTAGAATATTACGTTGTGTAAGATATTTTTTATCTTTAATAGCTTCCATAATAGTATTATAATCTTTTAACCATTTAACATTATTAAAATTTTCATCTTCATAAATTTCATTATGTAGGTTCTTAAGTGTGTTAATATACAAATTAATACTATTCTCTTTTAAATCACGCATTTCCTTAATATTTTTAATTAAATTATCCATTCTATATATTTATCATTATATTTTTATTATAATTTATTTCAAATTATAAAATAAAAATAATTAAATAAAAAATATATTATATTATAAAAATGTCATTAATTCTAACAAGTCAAGACAATGAGGTTAATTCAAAACCTAACAATTATCAAAATTATTTTTCATCAACCTATAAGATTGAAAAAGATAGTCTTATAGCATTAAATCACGTAACAGTGAATAGAAATGCTTATTTTAATTTTGATGAAGATAAAGTTTTAGCATTTTATCACGGAATAGAACAACCTTCAAAAACTACAACTTTTATGAAGAACTATTTTAGAACTGATACAGGACATCCTTATGCTTTATTACAGAATGTAAATGTAAGTATTACAAATGATAATATATTTAATTTTTGTAATTATCCAATGTTCGTAAGAATTGAAAAAGGTGAATATAATATAGACCAATTATGTGATTCTTTACAAACTAAATTAAATAATCCAAGCGGAGAATATGGCGGAGATTTTCACGTAACAGGAGAATGGACTGTAGTTCCACAATATACTAGTAATAGTGAATTTTCACATGTAGAATTTGGCTGGAGTACAAAACAACGAAACGTTGCTATAAATGGAGGCACTAGAACATTACCTGATATTACTGAATTTGTAAAAAATTATCTAAGTAATGATTCAATAACACCTGTTTTAGATAAAGGTAATATAACTATTACTGGAGGTTCAGCTACTGAGGCTAATACGATTGAAATAAATAGATTTATTTCACAACAAGCTGGAGGTATTAAATTTTATTTACCTGCTACTACAAAAAATGGCACTATTTTAGGATTAAGTCGTGTAACAAGTGGTAGAAGATTTCAAACATTTGAAAATACACAATTTTCAGCTGGAGATTTAGCAATTGAAACAGATATTGATGAAGATGAACTTTTATTTTTTGATGTATGTGTTGTTGCTATAGATAATGTTTATCATTTATATTATTTAAATTGTGAAGAAGTTGATGATAATGATTATCTTTATATTATGGAAAAATATGAATACACAATTACTGGAGGTTCATATGTTCCTGTAAATCAATATATGGCTGATAGTATTGAATTTATAGTTGATGGAAATAATATTGAAGTTATTATAGCAGGACAGACCACCAAAACAATTAGTTTAATTTTACCACCAACTAATAATAATACATATCAATTAATACCTAAGATTACATTAAAAGGAACACAAGTCATAACAATAAAAGGAGATACACAAGCAAATATTCCTGATTTATTACCTGATTATATTGTTCCTATTGTTCCAAGCAACACAACAACAAATGTAAAATTATATCACGATTATTCAAATTGTAATATTGGTTGGATTTTAGAAAATCAATGGAAAAATAAAGGTGAAAAAATATCACCAAATGCTAATGGAAACTTTTTGAAATATTATTTTGGTAATAAAGAAAATTCAGATTATTTAGCAAGTAATTATAGCAAATTCCATACTTGGTGTGCTTCAGATGCTGATGTAGATAGTACAGAAGTTCATACATTAGGTAATACTTTAACTATTACTGAAATGAGAGGTCAAAAATATTGGTGGAGTTATGAATTTGAGCCGACATTAAATAGTAATGCTGGTGGTTTTAGTTATCAGTATAAGGTTTATGACAATTCAAAATTTTATATATATGAATTAGGAGGTACTGCTCTTATTCCTTATGCTGTAAATAACGTAAATTTCCATTGTGGAGCTACTTTAGATGGAGCTATAGGTATTCAACCAAAATATAGAACTGGTGATGCTGGTTCAGATTTTGACGGCGACCAAATTGTAGTAATTGAAGGAACAAATAGATTAGCATTAACAAATAATGATCTTTTATATATTAGAATTGATTTAGGAAATACTTATACAATGAATGGTAACACATCAATGGTTTCAAAAATTATAAGTCCAATTATTACTGATACAAGTGTAGGAAGCACAACACAATTAGGAATTAGGACTTATACACCTGAAAGAATGTATCTTAAATTAAATAATACTGAAGATTTATATATTAATTCAATTAATGTGTCAATTGTGACTAAAAATGAAGCATTTGCTAGAGATTTAGCCCCTACAACTTCAGCTTCATTCCATATTATTAAAAATAAGCAGTAAATAAACTTTTTATAAAAAAGTTTTTTCTGAAAATTAAAATATTATATATGTATATAAGATGTTAGATGATGGTGATGATACTAGTGATTTAATGCCTGAAATTGTTGAAGCAGTGAATGACATTCAAACTGAAAGTGAAGAAGAAAGTGAAGAAGAAATTGAAGAAGAATCAGAACCTAAACCAAATATAATCATAGATGATGCTTTTGAAAATAAAAAAGAAGAAACATCAAATGAAAAATTAGGTGTAAAAATAACCCCTATTAAAAAAGAAAGTCCTCCAAATGAATTAATAGAACAACTAAAAGAAAATATCAAGGATGAAACACCTAAAGAAATAAGAAGAAGAAAACAATTAGCACATTTAAAAATGATGAGAGATAAAAAAAAGATATTAGCTGAAGAAAAAAAAATTGAAAAAATGAGAATGGAAAAATTACAAGAAGAAGAAAAAGACTCTTTAGAAAAAACTGAAGAAGAACCACAAACACCAAGACCACAAAAAAAAGAAATAGTAGAAGAACCAACATATAAATATAAAAACATCTCATTAACTGAAGACCAATTAAAAGAATTACTAGAAGAAGCAAGTGTAAAATCAATAGTAAAATATAAAGCACAAAAAAAGAAAAAGGAAAAAAAAGAAAAAAAACCTGTAGAACCTGTAGAACCTAAATCAGAACCTGTAAAAATAAATCCTATTGATAATTTAGTATATCAAAACGAAGTAAATTATTTTTCATCATTTTTCTAAAAAAAAAGTTTTAAATAATATATTATATATTAATATATAAATGGAAGAAACAAATGAAGAACCGAAAAAACCAATTGAAAAAATAAAAGGTATAAATGTAACACCTGTAAAACCCGATCCTAATGCTAAAAAATATAAAACAGTACATCCTTACCTACCACAAAGTCCATTTGTTTTAGGATTAATTTCACCACGTCAGACTGGAAAATCTACAATTATAAGTTGGCTTTTGCTTCACGACGATGCTTTATCACAAGACTATTATAAAAAAGTTTATATTTTTAGTCCAACTATAGAGCAATGTGAAACGTCAAGATTTTTAAGAAAAAGATATGATTGTGAAACAATATACACAGACCAAAAATTACAAAATATTATAGACCAACAAGATAAACAACCAGCCGATGAACGAGGACACATTTGCTGTGTATTTGATGATATAGTTGGGTCAGAGTGTATGAAAAGAGGGTCAGTTTTAACAAATTTTGTGACGAAAGCACGTCACTGGAATGCTGATATTATAATAAGTATTCAGCACTTCAAAAGTATGCCGAAAATTACTAGAAGCAATTTGACAGACGTTCTAGTGGGTTTTCCTATAACAAATAAGAAAATGTTGGCTGAAATAGCAGAAGAATTTTGTGAGAATTTTGAGAATGGTGAAAGTGATTTTTATAAATATTATAATTTAGCAACTAAAAAAACCCGTTATAATTATATGAATATTAAGATGAAAGAAAATCCAGTTCAGGTATTTTCCACATTTTTAGAACGTGTATTATAAAAAACTTTTTAAAAAAATAAATTCTTTTTAAAAAAAAATCTTTTATTAAAATAAATATGTCATCGTATTATCAGACTCTCGCAAATAATCAACATGAAATGATGGGTTCATTAGCTGAAGATAACATTCAAGTTGAGAACGCTAATATTCGTGCTAAAAATAAATTTGATAAATCACAAGCTGATTTACAAAAGAAAATAGATGGTTATAGTGATAAATTAAAGGTAGAAGGAGGTCAAAAAGAAGTTGTAGAAGGCGTACCTATTAGTGAAGATGATATTGCTGAATTAGTAGGAGGAAAAGCTACATATAATTTATTAAAGAATACAGCACACGCTTATAGTAAAAATGTAAAAACAGCAGAAACAGCTTTAGCAGGTCGTGCTGGTCTTCTTGTTAATACAACAGCCCCTAGAGGTGTTGTTTTAAATCCTGCTGATTCAGCTTTTCGTGGAGTAGATGAAACTTTAACTAAAGGATCTAAATTTAAAATAATGGGTCAATCAGTAGCTGATGGTTTTAAATCAGGAACAACAACTGAACGTGTAGCAACTAATTTAAAAACAGCAAGTCAAAAAGCAATTCAGAAAGCAACAGATGCTGGAAAATCAGCTGAAGAAATAGAACAAGCAGGTAAAGTGGCTGGAGAAGTAGGTTCTTTTGGTAAAGTGATAGGAAAAATTGGTGCTGGTGTAGCTGTAGCTGATGGTATCTCTCTAATTAATAATGATATTCAAGGAATAGAAAAAGGAAAAGGTTTTGATGCTCTAGGTTCTAATTGGGAAGAAAAAACTTCCAATGTTTTAGGAATTGTTGGTGATGGATTATCATTATTTCCACCTACAGAAATATTAGGAGGAATAACTGATATTGCTTCAGGATTTTTTGATTTCCTAGGAGAGAAAAGTGAAGATAAAAAAACCATTGATGAAAAAAATCAAGCTACTAATACAAAAAATAATGCTACAGCACCCCCTCCACAAAAAATGATAGTCTCACCACAAATGAGTTCTATAGGAATGGTAAGCAATGTATCACATCCTTTAACAGATATGATAATGGGTAGTGGTAGTTTTTAAACTTTTTAGGAAAAAGTTTTATCAAAAATGTTTGTTTTATAAAATAATTAATTATAAAAAAAATATATAGTTTATATATAAAATAGATGTCACTTTTTCAAGCTAAACCTAAAATCCGTGTAGGACAAAATTCTGTGTCCTTTTTATCTCAAAATGCTCTTGAGTATAATCCTAAGCAAAAAATTATTTTAGAAATAAATGACGATTTAGAATTTTTTGATCCTTCTAAATCTTATGTCAAATTTGATTTTGAAATTGATTTGAACTCTCCAACTTATAAATATTTAGTTCAGTTAGATACTTTACTAGGCTCTCAAATTTTATTTGATACAGTATATATATATAATCGTTCAGGTGTGTTACTTGAGGAATATCCAAATTATCCTTCTTGGGTAAATATTCAGAACTTATACCAAGAAAATGAAACTACTGTAAATAAACTTGGACTTACTGAAGGTGTAGTTGGCTACAACCCCGAACAACGCTCTTGGAATGGTGAAGAATATTCTAGATTTACCAATTCACAATTTAATCCTTATTTTAAAAAAGATGCTACTGGAAATGTAACATATAACAAAGTTAGAATGTCAATGAAACTGAGAACAGGTATTTTTTCGTCTAAAAATATATTTTTCAATCGTCTTATGGGTGGTTTAAGAATTGAACTAATTATAAACGACCAAAAAAACGTTTTTAAACTATTCAAGAATGCTATTACTGCTGGTTCTTGCCCTGCTTTATCTCACGTAAATGCTAAAGCTAAATATACTGGTTTCGCTCAGGCTGATAGTCCAGCTACTGCTGTTTATTTATCTTGGAAAAACAATATGATGGTAGATGTAAATCGTGTTCCATTTTGCGTTGGAGAACGTATTCTTATAGCTGGATTAACTGATAAGCAAAAAATTACTAGTATTGATATAGCAACTGTAGGAGGTGAGAAATTTATTAAACTAAGTTTTTCAACTGGTATTGCTAATGCTGTTGCTGATTTGAATAGTGGAGTAGATGTAACCTCTACATCTTATGATGATAATACTGCTAAACCAACATTTAAGATTAGTAATGTTGAAATGGTTGTTGAGGAAATAACAGTAACTGATGCTTATAAAAAGGGTATGGAAAAAGCACTTATGGAAAATGGACGTGTTTCTTATAATTGTGTTTGCGCTCAGAATTATCGTCATAGTGTTTTAGCTTCAGATGTTGCTAGTACAGTAAATTTAAATTTAAATAATCGTATGGCTAAATCAATTTTAGTAGTACCTACGACTGATAGTAACGCTTCAATGGACGTAAATATTAAACAATTTACGAATTTTAGAAATTCTATAAGTGGAAATTGGGACAAGCTAAAATCGTATCAATGGACTTATAATTCAAAATTAAATCCTGATAGACCAATTTCTACAGATAAAACACAGAGTTCAGACCCTATATATGACGGGCAGTATTTAGCAGAGATTGAGAAGGCATTAGCTCTTGGTTCTATTATTCCTAATTCATTCCAGCATATTAAAACTAATGCTGTTATTGGACGCTGTTTAGCACTAGAAAATCAAATTTATAATTGTCAAGGAAAAGATTTCCAGTTAGCACTTGAATTTAATGGTGCTACTGGTGACCGTAATTCTAAATTATTAAATTGTTGGTTAGTCCATGTAAGACGTTTTGATGTAACTACTAGTGGTGTAGAGATTATGTTCTAAATAAACTTTTTAGGAAAAAGTTTTATCAAAAAGTTTTTGTCTAAACTTTTTTTTAAAAAGTTTTTTAAAAAAATAATTTTTTATAAAAAAAATATATTTATAATATATAAATAAGATGTCAAGTCAATTCTTCTCATTAAATCCTAGCAATCACCCCGCTAATAACAAAGTAACCTTCAGTGGTGTTCCTCTTATAAATTTTACAATTCATCAGAATCCAAGTGCCTTAGTACAGGGTTCTAGTATTAGATTAAATGGTAAATTAACCTGTAAAAATGGTTCTTCAACAATTGCTTCTAATAAATGTAATTTAGATGAACGTTTAGGTGTTTATTCACTATTTGATAAATTATCTATTAGTTTATTATCTAATTCTCAAATTGTCGAAGAAATTAAATTCTATAATAGATTCCTTAGTAGTCTAACAGCAGTTACACAAAGTAAGAATCAAATTTTAACTTCTTCAAATGCTACTAATTTGTCAGTAGTTTCTCAAGGTTCAGCCTGTGATATTTGTGCTGAGAATGATGGAACTGGTGATGATAAAACAGAGCAATATTTCAGTATTACACTTCCTTGTGGGCTAATGTCGAGTCAAGTTCCCCTTCAACATGGGCTTGTAATTTCCTTGTCACTTGTACCCGACCAACAGGCTTTTAGAAGTGATGCTGATATTACGCCTACTTATGAACTCAGTGATTTACATTTAAGTGGTACAATGATTACAGAAACTAAACCTCCTACTCAGTTTATGTATAATAGTATCTCCTCCTATTATTCCGTTATTAATAGTGCTTTTAGCACCTTAAATTTTAACTTAGGATTGTCTAATGCTATAGGGGCGTGGGTTACATTTATTCCTAGTGAGAACACGAATAATTATCTAAAGAATGGAACTAGAAATTTACCTGTGATGAAATCAGCTACTGAACCAGCTACAATTAGAGACCTTCAGTTTTTAATGAATGGTGTTAAAGTAGCACTTCAATATGAAATAACTGACGAACACGCAGACCAAACACTATTTAATTCTCAGATTATGAAAAATTTTATTAGTGCTATTAAAAACTTTAGTGATTTAACTAAAACTAATGTCTCACCAAATAATACAAATCTAGTAGAAAGTTTCTCAGACACTGCCGATAAAGAAGCTGGAGATTTTGTAAGTGGTGTAGGTGTAAAACTGGATTCTTATTCAGACCAAGGAATGAATACTGTAGGAGGTAATTTTACTATTCAATTTACGACTGATAAAGATACCGATTATGCTAATTCAGCATATATGTTCGTACATTCTAGAAATATGGTACAATTTAATGATGTAGGAATTCAAGTCCTAAATTGATTAAATTAATCTTTTTAAAAAAAATAATTTTTTATAAAAAAAATATATTTATAATATATAAATAACAATGAGTAATATAGGTCAATCCGTAAAATCATTAAATCCTTCAGCTGTTCCATCTAAACAATGTCTAGATAGTTCAGTTCCTGATATTCTAAAGCCAAATTGTAAGTCTTTTCAAGAAACACAAGGGGTGGAAACGTCATTATTAGACCCTGTAGTATCACGAAAAGATTATATTAGATTTACTTTAGATAAAAAAGGCATATTACATTCCAATTCTAAAATTAAATTTTCACTCAAAAATGTAAGTGGAACTGACCCTACAAATGCTGGTTTCCTTCCAACTACGACTGGAGCAAAAAGTTTCATATCAAAATGTGTCCTACGATGTGGTAATCAAATTTTGGATCAAACCGAATCATTCAACCTGCTGTCAAGTTACAAGAATCTTTTTATAGACAACGAACAAGTCCTACGAAAAGAAAGTATTAAATCAGGTTTAATGTCAGCTTATAGACCGATTAAGTTTCCATTTATGGATAACAGCGGTGTAGCTGATGGAACAGAAAAACCTAGTGAAATGACATATGACACAGGGAAAGAGTTTTCGTTAGATTTTACAGCAAATACTGGAACTAGTACATCAGCAACTGATAAAGCCGACACTAAGTTACCTGATGTTGCTAATCCATTTAATTTATCCGATTATGTAATTGACTTACACGATATGTTTAATTCACTCAGATTCACACAGATTCCGCTCTATATGTGTGCTGAACCTGTAGTAATTGAATTATTTATGGAAACTGACAGCACCAAAACATTATGTAAAGATGAATCAGTAACAACTGCTCCTGTTTTTGAACTTGATGTTGATTCACCTGTTCTAATTGCTGACTACATCTACTACGACGCAGAGACCATGGCAGAATTCCAAAATAAAAATCAAATGTTACAATTACCATTTAGAGAAAATAAATTAATCACTACTACTGTTAATTACGATTCAAATCCAAATTTTGTTAGGAATTTAGGCGGGGCACAGAAACAAATTAATACTATTACTATTTTACATTCAGAAACTACGGCTACTCATAACGATTCACTTTATAATAGATATTATAGTGAATTACCAGCTGATAGTTATGATATTAATGTAAAAATAAATGATAGATTTTTATACCCTATATCACTTGAAAATCCATCAGAAATATATTCTACTACTTTTAGAAGTGAAGGATTACCAATGAATATTACTGCTAGAGATTTTAAAGATACTCTTGGTGTAGATTTTACAGATAATAATTTAATTAATGGTTACGACCAAGATGACACCTTGGAAGGTCTAAAACATTTTATATGTTTAAGAAATATTACTGCTGAACGTATCTCAAATAGAGGTATTGAATTAAACATTAATACTACTGGAGGAGCTGATAGTGACGTTCAGCAGTTAGTATATTTAGAAATGAGTAAAACTTTAGTTCTCAAGAATGGTCGTTGGTCTGAGGTTTATGGATAAAAAAAACTTTTTAAAAAAAAGTTTAAACAAAAAAACTTTTTAAAAAAACATTTTTGATAAAACTTTTTTTTAAAAAGTTTGTTTATAAAATATATTTTAAAATTTAAAATATATTTATATATATAAATGGCAAATAAAGAAAGTAAAGGTCAATCTCAAGATTATGTTTTTTTAGAATGTGATTGCGACCATTCATTTGAAAAAACCCCTGATAATTCTAAATGGATAAATCGTATAGATGGTGGTTTAGTTTTACCTGAAAATTCAGTTTTATCAGTTCAATATGCTGGTATAAATATTCGTGGCTCAGGACAAGATGTAATTGAATTTAAAAATGAAAAAATAGGTGAAAGTGAGTTTTATGAATATGATGAAACAACTTCAACATATCAAAAAAATACTTATGATGTTTTTGACAATAAAGTAACAACTTTTTTAGAATATTATAAAAATCAAGATGGGCTATATACATTTAATTTACCTTATCCATATTTTAATTATGATCCTGATACATATAATACAGATTGGAGTTCATTAAATAATTCAAAAGACCTTCAAACAGAAGAAATCCAAAATGGATTAATATCAACAAATTATAAATCAATTTATAATTTTGCTTTTCCAATTGATAACAAAAGATACACAATTTTAAAACGTAATCCAAATACAAAATATACTGGAACAGCTAGAGGGCGTGTTTTTGGAGGTGTGACATTTGATAGAACAATATCACGATATGATTATTCAGTGTATCAAAATAAAGTTGAATTAGAGGTTGATAAGGGTTTTGTGAGTCCTTCTAGTGTAGCCGAACAAATATCACAACAATTACAAAAACATACAAAGCCTAAAATAAAAAAAATGACTTGTTGGAGTAATAGTGCTATAGATACAGCCCCTATTGTGTGGCACGATTCAAAAGAGGTTCAAAGTGGATTAACTTGTGAAACAGAAACATTTAAATTATTTCAGTGTGCTACAAGAAGAACATTTTATAAAGGAAGTTTTGATAAATTTTATAATAATGATGCTACAAACGTAGAAAATAATCACGCTGAAGTTCAATATTATCAAGATAATTATGAATATATAGGTTGTTATAATCCTGAATTTTTCCTATATGGTAGGAGTATGCTTTATGATGCTTCTTATGATGGTTTTCAAACTATATTTGCTTTTTTAAATACAATAACTTGTGCTGGAGAAACAACAGAACATTTTGTAGAACACGATATGTATCTAAATATGCCTTATAATGAAGCAACATTAGGACAATATATAAATTTATTTAAAATTCAAATTCAAGATAGTGAATTTTGGGAAAATAATATGGCTAAAGATACAAACTCAACACCTGATAATTCAGTTTTTTTACATGTATCTTGTGAAGCACTGCCTTTTGCTGATTTACCAACATATAAAAATGAGCCTTTTGGAAGTGATAATCCTGAATTTGATATTAATTTAACTAATCCATTATATTTAACACGTGATACAACCATAAATGCTTATGATGAAACAAATGCTTTTGGTGTTTTTTACCCTTGGAAAGCAAATGATGGAAAAATTTATACAATGGTAAAAGGTAGATTTTTTATAAAAATGACTACACCAGCAGTTACTGTTCCAGTAACACCTTCTACACCTTATTTTAAATATTATAAAGATGGTGAAGACGGCGGTGGCTCAACATATGGAGGAACTTTTACACAAACAAAAGAACAATATGTAAATGCTAATTTTCCAGTAGCAACACAAGAGTATAATAGAATTGGTTTTGATAGACATTTCAGTTCAGCAGGTAATCAATGTATTTTATTATGGAATGGTTTAGGTGCTACAAGTAATTTAGAAGTTGGAATGCTTAATAAAGATTCATCTACACCAAATCCTACAACCAGTGATCCTATTTTTAGCAATTCATTTATTGAATCAGGATTTGAAACAGCTACAGGAGATGAACTTTTAAGACATACTTATTATTATGACACTGGAAATGATGAAATATATATAGGTGCTGATAGTTTTTTGTTTAATTTTGATAGCACAGAAGCAAGATTTAATTTAAGTAATTGTCATACAGCAAGAAAACAATTTAACACCGCCTTAAGTGGTTTTGATGCTTCAATATTAACTGGTGTTGCTGATGATTCTAGTGGAAATCCTGATATTTATTATAAACAATCACAAGTAACAAGTACAACTGATGCTGTTAAATTTCCTTTAGAAATAAATGGAGAAGCTAATCAACCAATTTATGAGGTATCACCAACAACATTAATTACACATACACAGGAAGTTTTTGATAATGAAATAGTTTTAAAAGAAAATACAATATTTGATAGTAATTGTGGAATTTTCTTCTCAAATTTTGGAATTAGTGAGAAAACTTTTGAGAATAGTTTATGGAATGTTTTAGGTTTTTCTTTACAACAAACCAAAACTTATATGACTGAAGAATTAGGAAAGTATATATCACTTAATAGAAATTATAGATTTTTAAATTTAGGTGTAAATTTAAATGATAGTCCTGTTTATCCCTTTACAACTAATGCTAATATAAATTCAAATGAAATAATATCTTGGAAAACTAATCCATTTAGCATATCATATTTTAATACTTTAGGTGTTCCAAATCCTTTTAGAGTAGTTCAATATGATGAAACACCTAAAGTATTTAATTTTGATGTTAAAGCTTCACCATATAGAATAGTTCAAAATCAAACATCTACATTTATTACTGCTGATGTATTACCATCAAAAACAAATATTCCATTTTATCAAGTTAGGTCAGATGTAATTGGACTTACTAAATATTATGGAGGTAACGAACAAAGTAATGGAAAACTACCAGTTGTAGCAATTGTTAATAAATCAACACCTTCAGCTGATTTTATGGTAAATCAAGGTGATAATAGTATGAGTTATATAATAAAAAAAAGAACTGTTTTAAATACAGTAACTACACAAATATTTGATAATTATGGAAGACCTGCTATATTAGACGAACATTCAAGTATAATTTATAAAATAGAAGTTCCTTATAATGAACCATTATTAACACCATTTGACACATTAGGTGAATTTGAAGAAGCCGAACAATTACAAGAGAAAAAAAATAAAATATAAATTATATTATAATATAAATGGATTTACAAAAAATAATTGATAATTATCATAATAGTTTTCCTAACTATTCAAAATTAATGCTTAATAATAATGTAATTGAAGGAATATGGGTTATGGGTAATAATTATACAACTAAAAGTAATTTATATGGAGCTTATCCTCATGGATATTTGAAACGTATATATACGATGTTTCCACCAATAAAAGATAAAACTTTACATTTATTTAGTGGTTCAATTGATGACGAACACGATAAAGTGGATTATAATACTGGATTTGAGGCTGAAGAAATGGGTGATATATTACCACATAATTTATATGAGAGAATTTATGCTGACCCGCCTTATTCTATAGAAGACTGCGATCATTACGGGTGTTGTATGGTAAAACGTAATGTTGTATTTAATGAATGTTATAAAATACTAAAAAAAGATGGTATATTAATTTGGTTAGACCAAGTATTACCTCAATATAAAAAAACACAATTTGATATTATAGGACGTATTGGAATGGTAAAATCCACTAATCATAGATTTAGAGTAATTACAATTTTTAAAAAAATATAAATTATATTACACTTTTTGTGATTCTTTTTTAAAACTGACAGATAAAACTTTTTCTTAATAAGTTTTATATCACTCTTATCTCACTCTTAATATATAATACATATATTATATATTATATTCTTCTAAAAAGTGTATATTATTTTATAAATATAGCTATATATTTATGTCATAGGTGCTATATATATAAAAATAAATGAAAAACGAAAAAAACATACATAATGTAACTTTTTTATATAAATATATATATATAAATGGAGGAGAAACCAAGTTACAATGTAGATTATGCTAAGAACTATTATAAAGAAAACAGACAAAAAATTTTAGATTATCAAAAAGAATATTATGATAAACATAATACTCATAGAAAAAAACGAATTAATAAAGAAGATTTAAGATATAAAATAAAAAATAAAGAATATATTATATCATTTAAATAATAAATGGATTTAAAAACACCACGTGATATTCCTGAAGATATAGAAGAATGGAGTGAAGAAATAGAAGATCTATTAAGTGAATGGGGTGAAGTAGCTTTATGTTTTCAATATTTACATAGTTTTAGTCAAAGAAAATATAAAAAAAAATATCATCATTTTCAGATCCCTATAATAATTTTATCAACATTAACAGGAACAGCAAATTTTGCTACTGAATCGTATGTGCCTGATGGATATAAACAAGGGTTCTCAGCAGGTGTAGGGTCGTTGAATTTATTATGTGGTATATTAGGTACTTTATTATCATTTTTGAGATACTCAGAAGTATATGAAGGTCATAGAATATCAGCATTAGCTTGGGCTAAATTAAGTAGAAATATAGAAATAGAATTATCTTTACATGATAAGAAAAGAAAAACTTGTCGTGATTTTTTAAAAGTAATGAGGTCAGAATATGACAATTTAATGGAATCAAGCCCTAGTATAGATTTAGATGTAATTAATTTATTTAATAAAAAATTTGATGGTAAATATCCATCAGTAAGAAAACCAGTTATAGTAAATGGACTACGTGAAATAGTTCCTTTTAAAAAAGACGATGAAGAAAATCCTGAAAGACATCCTGTTTTTGATAAAGAAGATAAAGAAGATAAAAAAGAAAAAGACATTGAAAATATTATAGATAGTGATAATATAGATGCCATCACAACGTAGAACTATTAACGAGTTTAATAAAATAGAAAAAGATATAAAAGATTTAAGAAGTGAGTTTAAAGAGATACGTGATTTAATTAATAATTTAAGAAAAATAATGATAAGTGATAAAGAGGATTTATCAAGAGAATACGTTAAAATTGATAATATGGAAATTGATTAGACATTTTTATAAACTTTTTCATTTTTATAATCGCTTTATAAAATCGATTTAGATGAATAATCACTTTTGTAACAAAAAAATTCATCATTTTTTATTCTTCATCTTTTAATAATTTTTTTTCATCATCATCTAATAACCAAGTAATAGAATTTTTAAGATTCATTTTATAACAATAATAAAAACAATCAAAATTACATTTACCTTTAACTTTTCCTTCTTGTAAAAAATGTATTCTTTTTCTAGGTATTATTATTTGTAATTCATCATCATTACAAAAAGATTTTCTAAAATATGAGGTATTTATTTTACTAGAAGGCATAAGCATTATAAAAGGTTTATTTAATTCTTTTAATCTTGGTATAATCTTTTTACAATCACTAAAAGGTGGATTACTAATTAATATATCCCCTTTATTATTTTCATAAAAATCTATTTCTTCGTGTATTACTTTAAAACCCATTTCTTTTAAATATTCACCACTTTTTCCATCTCCATAAAAACACTCCCAAATGGTCTTATCTTTTGGTATAAATTCTTTAATATCAGTCCAAGCGTGTTTTGGTGTCATATAATCATCATCTTTTTTAAATGTTTTAGTGTGAAAACCAGCCATATATTATGATATATATTCACTGATATTTAAAAATCATTTTTTATTTTTAAAATCGATTTATAAAATCTATTATAATATATATAAATGTCATTAATTGAAGGTATGGATGATTTCATTACTCATATTAAAAACCAAGAGTTAAGAATAAAGACTCAAGAGGAAACAATAGAATTTTTAGAATACGAATTAGAAGTAGCAACTGCTGAACGAGACGAAGCCGATAATTATCATACAAATTTTATGAATTACAATATTTTTTATTTATTCTATTTTATTTTAAAATCACGATTAACAAGCTAAATAATCAATATCTTTATATTTCTTACTATTTATGTAATTATTAGAATCACAATTGAATCTAGCCAGTGTGTCAGGTAATTTCTGATAACTAATAACTTCTAAGTTATTAACAATAACTTTAAAACTTGCTTTATTTTTCCAAAATTCTTTTTTAAATTTCAAATTAAAAAGCATATCCATATTATAGCCTTCAGGCTGAATTACACATATGTCTTTTTCAATAGTTCCATCATAGAGCGTTCTATTATATTTAGTTTCATCTGATAACATTTCTTTAATATTTTTAGCACTATTAATCTTACCATCAACAACTTTTAAAGGAATGTAAAAAACATAAGTGTTATTTAATTCGCTGTGACTTATTATATATACACGTTCTATACCTTTAGTAGTTTTAGGAAATCCTTTATATCTACATCTAACCATATAACTACCCTTTTCTTTTTTTAAGAATTCATAATCTTTAAGGTCTTGAATCTTCTTTTTAGTGTCTTCACAATATTTTTTCTTACAAAATTCTTGAGCGTCAATCAATGATAATTTTCTATATGATTTATCAGTAACTTTAATAAAATCAGGGTTTTTCAATCTATTAATAGCATAATATAATAAACAGCTTAAATCCTTAGCACTCATTCGTTGTTTTAAATGCTTAGTCCTTCCTTTTAAATGTTTATTATAATAATCACGAGTATAATGGCTTAATAAATACTGAATCATATATTCTTCTTTTAGCTTGTTCTCTTTAATAAAACACTCAATGTAATATTTTTCGTCTTGTCTTTTATACGTCATAATAAGCTTACATACATCAGGGGGGAATTCGTGAGAGAAAAACCAGTGTTTATCTTTATTGTCTTTAGGTTTAGGTTCAACTAGGTCTTTATACATTTTGTTCTTGGTTACATTCCATTTGATATGAGGGTGATTCATTGCTTTAAATATGATATCATTCATTGTATATTCTTTATAATGGATACTGATTATATAAAAATCATTTTTTATTTTTTATAATCGATTTTAAAAATCGATTATACGC